GAAATAGAAAAATTGCCAATCATTGGGGATGGAAGAATAACGATTCATCTCATTGGCATAGAGAATCGTATCTGGGAAATATGATAGACCACGATTTACCATAAAGGCAGAATACTCTTTGAAAGACTGTGGGTCTTCAAAAAGATTCTCTTTAGTGTAGTTAATGGAGTTGAGTACGTCAAATGGATTCATTCGGCAAACCCCACTTTGACTAGATTATCATGAGCACATGCAAACTTCTTTCCTGGAAATAATTTCATGAGACTATTTTCTAGTTCGTTACGGGTTTTACCCTGTGCCATAAAAGTCTGATCTTCCATTCTATAAACATAATAACAATCATTATGTTTATCAATCGTTATTTTAATTTCATCTTCTGTGTTGGTATCTTCTTCTATCCCTTGCACAAGAGATTTTAAAACTTCTTTTGCATGTCTCTCACGAGCATTCCAACCAAGATGATATCCAATACCCAAAACAATTAGCTGGCTAAAGATGATAGCTAAAAGATCAAGCATTATTTAAACTTACAATTTGCCATAATCTCAGTCATAGCTGCCATGGTATTCAATTCATGGTCAGCAACGAATGCTGCCTTATATTGATACTCAGCTAGAATAAGAATAAGTTGAGGTACGCTTATTGGTTCCATAATAGTGCATGCAGAATCATACAACTGACGAAATAAAGAGACTGAATCGGTATCAGAATTTTTACCAACCCACTTACGAACTTCAGTAAAGTCTTTTTCCTTCATGAACTTGATAAGGCTCTTGTAAGATTCTTCACTAACATTAACAAGAATGCCAGTATCAATCTTACCAGATACAGAATACCTTTGAAGTTCATTAAGAATACGACGGAAGTCTGGAAAGTATTTAGTCAACATTTCAGCCACGACCTTAGGATCGAACTCAATGTTTTCCTGCTGAAGAATTTGCCTAGTGCGTTTGAAGAAACCTTCAAGCATGTTCTTCTTCTCTGCGTTATCAATCTTGAATTCAATCACAGCGCAACGACTGTGCAGTGGTTCAATGATACGATTCTTAAAGTTACATGTAAGAATGAAACGACAGTTGTTGCTGAACTCTTCAATGAACGCACGCAACGCTGGTTGAGTAGAGTTGGGATTCAGATAGTCAGCTTCGTCTAGGATAACGACTTTCTTTGCATCAGTCAATGAAACTGATGATGCAAATGATTTGATCTTAGTACGCAATACGTCAATACCAGATTCTTCAGATCCGTTAATGAACATATACTCAGCACCGATCTCGTTACACAGTGCTTTGGCCACGGTAGTCTTACCAGTACCAGCTGTACCACAAAGAAGAAAGTTAGGCAACTCTCCCTTAATAATGTATTCTTTGAATGTTTTCTTCAGTGCCTCTGGCAATACACAATCATCAATTTTCTGTGGACGATACTTCTCAACCCACAAAAACATTTCATCACGAACTTCCATAATATCTCCATAATAAAAAAGAAACAGGGGTAATTATACCCCTGTTGTTCACTAAAGTCAAATTAGAATGATGAGTCAGCTTCAACTGCTACGTAATAAACTAATTCACTTGTGGAGGCTTTGAAGCGAGAGATTTTCTTGCTAGAGATACTAACGATGTAATCTCCTGGAAGCATTTTAAGATTTTCAACCTTCAAATTGGCTTGGAAGGTTTTATCGGTAGAACCAACATGGGCATTGTAGCTGTTACCTGTGACGTTCTTTTTATCACCAACTGCCACAACAATCTTACTACCATCACCGATAATCTGCAAGTCAGTGGCACGCAGAACAGATGCAGTACGATGGATCATGTTCAACATAGTTGATGTCAACGTGAACTCAATCTCAGCTTCGGGGAATGTAATCTTGCGTGAGGGAACAGTCAACACTGAAGCATCTGCTGCGAAATACTTAATGCTACTACCATTCTCTTTGATTGTCACAAACTTCTCAGCAAACTCCAAGTCTGGATCGTTGAACAATGACAATGCACCCAAGAACTCATTGAGGTCATAGATTCCAAAGTCAATTGGGAACTGTTCAGTTACGATGGTATCAGACATCACATTCTTTTGTGCACTGATTGTTGAAATTTCGTTGCCTGATTTCAAAAGCATATTGCTGTTAATACCAGCAAAATTCTTAAACAGGTTTACGGTTTCTTTACTTAATTTCATATTGATTTCCTTTTTCAATTAACATAATAATATGTATAATACATTATACCCCAAAACAGTGTATTCGTCAAATTTATTTTTCAACAGAATACTTTACATCATGCTCATATAAGAACATTAGGCAACACATTGCATGAGCCAAGTGGTTCTTACCAGTTTCGGGATCGTTTTGCTCTCCCTCTTTCCATGCCCAAAGATGTCTTTGCATTGCGTCAAAGTATCTACGTTTTGAATCAGGAACATGTTTCCAATTATCTGGTTCGTATTTCTCCGCACCAAATGTTAGAATCTCAACAGTCGCTTTTAATGCGAGTGGTGGTAACAAACCATATTGAAGTTTGTTACCATCAAATTTTCGCCCACCAGTTGTAGCTGTTTGGGACTTTTTAATATCTTCTTTAGTAGTCATCAATCCTCCAAAAATCGAGTAAGAGTACTCTCTCGAATACCCTTACACAATTCACTGATTAACTACGTGTGAATGCTTGCGTGAATGCTTGTGCACCAAATACTTGGTTAGCAAGCTGAACCATCTTGCGTGATGGCTTACCGATACGGTACTTAGTTGTCTCTGTGCCATTGGACAGAGTTGCTCGGTTACCGTATACACAGTAACCTTGTTTGCGCAATTGGAAAATTGCATCATGTGGATTCTTCAAACCGAAAGATCCAGATATCTGCTTGGCAGTTACTTCAGCACCAGTGCTTAGGTAATTCAACAGTTTTGCTTGTTTGGACATTAAATAATATCTCCATAATAACACCATCATTAAAAAAAATGGTAAGGGGATGGTAACCCTCACCATCTGTGAGAACTTAAACTTCGATACCGTTGTCACGCAGGATCTGATTGAAGTCTTCAACGTCTTCGTCAACGTATGAAGATTCATCAACAATCCGTGCAAGACGGGAACCAGAAACAACTTCTTCGTCAGAAGCGATAGATTTCTTGGTTGTAGCTACCTTCACTGCTTTAACTTTGGCAAGTGCTTTGGCAACTTTGTTAACCTTTACAGGTTTCACAGATGACTTAGCATAATCGCTAAGGTCATGTTCAGTAGGCATAGGTAATTGGTAAATACCTTTCTCTACTTTGTTGCTCTTAAACAACCAGTTTGGATAACCAATCTTAACACCGCCAGCATCACGCTGTGAGGCAAGATCTTGAGTAATGGCAACCACTTCTTTCAAAGTGATACGACCAGTTGCCTTAAGAGCAGGTGAGTGCTCGATCAAAGCAACAACACATTTCTTTTGGGAGGCAGACAGAGCATTAAATTTTAACATAACAAATTTCCTTTTCAAGTTTCAAGTAACAATTATACCACAGGATCGAATTAAAGTCAACAATTATTTTATTGCATTTAATCAGAACGGAATTTCCTGAGAAGGATTCACTGCGGGTTGCACAGGTGTTTCTGGCTCAGGATTCGCAACTTTCTCGTAGAGATCAATGAACGCCATCTTAGTTGCAGAATCAAAACGATTGCAGCAAAGTTCAACAGCTTTCTTCTCAGTCTTGAAGATTGCATACGCACGAACGATGTGAATCATACGACGAGTCGTAATGGTTTCATCAACGCCACCATCATCGAAAGTGCGTCGAATTGCTTCAGCCCACTTCACGAGGGTCTCTGCAAACACTTCGTTGACACACGAATATGTTTCCATGAGATTCTTGATAATCTTAATCTCAACCTTAGCAGTTGGGTATTCCTGCTCAAAGGTAACAGCGAATCTTTCCAAGAATGCTTCGTTCAATACGTTCGTACCGATGTAACGACCATCGTCACTACCCTTACCCTTTGTATTCGCAGTGGCAAAAATATTGAAACCTTCTTTAGGAACGATCATTTCGTTCTTGAGTTTGAAGTAGTATGGCTTGCCTTCAAGAATTGGTTGCAAGCAAAGTAAGGTATTTGCAGAGCCAGCATCAATTTCATCAAGCAACAGAGAAGTACCATTGCGCATGGCGATAAGCACTGGTCCTTCGACAATCTCGACGTTGCCATTCTCTAGGGTTTTGGAACCGATGAGTTGTTCTTCATCAGTCATCATGTTAAGGTTAACACGGATGAGTGGTTTCTTGTGCTTGGCACAGATCTGTTCCACCATTGTAGATTTGCCGTTCCCAGTTGGTCCACTGATGTAGGCTGGGTAGAAGATACCCGATTTGATAATGTTCTCCAGGTCGGTGTAGTTACCGAATGGAACAAAGTTTGGATCTTTCCTTGGAATCAAAGACTCAGTATTTGTATAGTCAACTTTGAATGACTCCATCACTTTTTCTTTCATAACAACATTAGACTTGGATCCTTGGACTGAATATAAGCCACGACCTACTCGATTAGCCATCAGCCACTTGGGTGATGTTTTAGTCCCTAGCTCACGCATTGTGTCCAGCAGTTGGGAATTTTTAATAGTTCCTGTCGTTTGCACATCAGGGAACATCTCAAACAGTTTTGTTTCAAACTGCGTACGGAAGGTATCATTACTCATCACATTTCTCCATAAAAAATCATCATAAAAAACTATTATACTGCAAGACTCAATAAAAGTCAAGCATCTTTTTGCATGCGCTCACGTGCGCTTTGCAAAGTGCGAATCACTTCCATCTGCTTGTGCTTTGGAAGATCAACAACCAAGGATGC